TTATCACTGATATTTGGTGGGAAGGAAACATCTTAATGGGTAAGTTGAAATTGTTAACATCACCTGGATTTCATGAGAGTGGTATTGTATCAACAAAAGGAGATATTGCTGCCAACCTAATGAGACAAGGAGTTACTATGGGAGTATCATCAAGAGGAGTAGGGTCATTGAAAAAAGTAGGAGAAAGAAATGAAGTACAAGATGATTTCGAATTAATTTGTTTTGATTTAGTATCGTCACCTTCAACACCAGGAGCATATTTATTCCCTAACCCTGAAGACAGATTAAAATACGAAGAAAACTTAGACGAAGAAAAAATAATGTCAGGTTCTGTTCAAGGAGATACAGGTAAGTCTATTGATTTAATGAAAAAATTATCCGATTATTTGAGCAAATAAAACATTATGGACGAAAAATATTTTGTAGCAAAAATTACTTATGATTTACCTGATGAAAATTCTGGTAAAATTAAAAAGATTAGAGAAGAAAAACTTGTTAAAGGTTTTTCAGTTACCGATGTGGAAGCAAAAGTAACTAAGAAGTATGAAGGTTTCTCACATGAATGGAGAATAACTTCAGTATCTGAAAGTAAAATTGATGAAGTAATTGATTAAAAAGAATAAAGTGGTCTCAGACCACTTTTTTTTTGCTTGGATATATTTATAGAGTAAATAATAATATGAATTTACTTTTATCATACTCAGGGGCGGGAAAAGTGTTACAATCATCAACTTTTCAAGACGCAATCAATTTAGCTGAAACTTTATCAGAACCTCGTTATTTTATCGCTGAGGTACAACAAACTTTAGTTGTTAATGATACTGAGGGAGTTGGATTTTTTGTGGTTTTATCTGATGATACAACACAAACCAATTATCTTATATTTGACATATCGTCAAGTAATGTTTTAACTTGGATATCGAATAATCATCCTTCCGATGTAATATCCTCGTTTCAAAAATCTATTTATACATTACATATTTAATTTTTTTCCATTTAGACACTATTTATTAGGATAAAATAATAATTTTTCTATGCAAGAAAATAAATCAATTGTTGAAGAGGCACTTATTCAAATGAAAAATGTTGAAGAAGCTATTGCCCAAAATGCAAAAGGAATACTTGCTTCTACTATGAAGGAAGAAATCAGTCAATTAGTAAAGGAATCTCTATCTGAACAAGAAGAAGATGAGGTTGAGTTAGACTTAGATGCTGAAATGGATATGGATTCTGATGAAGAAGACATGGATATGGATGTTGATAACGAAGATGAAGACGAGATCGAAATGGATCTTGACGCATCTGACGACTTTGATTCTGAAGAACCAATCGATTTAACAGGAGCATCTGACGACGAAATCCTTAAAATTTTTAAGGCTATGGGTGAAGAAGATGGTATCATCGTTAAAAAAGACGGTGAAGATATTCACATCACTGATAACAATCAAGATGCTGAATACTTAGTTAAATTAGGTGAATCGGAAGAAATGGAAGAGTCTATGGATGACGAACTTGATGAAGAAGACATGGAATTAGACATGGATTCTGAAATGGGTTCTGACATGGGTTCAGAAGAAGACATAGACATGATCGTTAACAAATTATTTGACGGAGATTCTCACCTTGAAGAAGACATGGTTGACATGGATGACATGGATGATGAAGACATGGACGATGAAGAAATGGACGAAATTGTTTATGAGATAGAGATGGACGACGAAATGGCTGAAGACGATGACATTGACCCAATGGGTGGAATGTCAATCGACGTTGACTCAGAAATGGGTGAAGAATACGATCATAACATGGTCGATGTACAAGAGGCTAAAATGGCAATGAAACCTAAGGGTATTGGCATGGGAAAGCCTGACTTCAAATATGATGGTGAAACAGAATATAAATCACCTAAAAAAATGAAGCAAGGAACAAAAGGCGTTGGTATGGGTAAACCTAAGTTTGAATACAAAAAAGGTGAAAACATGGAAGGTAAAGCTAAAAAAGTTGAAACTAAAGAAGGTCAAGGATACAAGGACAAAGAAGATGAGAAGTTATCTATGAAGCATGGTAAAATTGCTTCTAAGAAACTTGATTCTACAAAATCACGTAGAGATGACGCAAAATTCGAAAAGGAAGAAACTAAAGAAGCTGCACGTACATATGGTTTCGGCTCTAAAGAAGGCAGAGGATTAAGAAAAGGTATTACTAACAATAGAAATTACGTTTACGGTAATAACGGAGTAAAAACCGAATCTATTGAAGATGAAGTAAAACAATTAAGAGAAAAGAATGAAGAGTACAGAAAAGCACTTAACATTTTTAGATCTAAACTTAATGAAGTTGCAATATTCAACTCAAACTTGGCATACGCTACAAGATTATTTACAGAGCATTCAACAACTAAGAAAGAAAAGATTAACATCTTAAGAAGATTCGACGGAGTTGAAAGTTTAAAAGAATCTAAAAATCTATACAAAACTCTAAAAGATGAGTTAGGTCATGTTGAAACACCAAGTAAATCTATTAACGAATCTGTTAGTAAGATTGACAAAGTAGTAACTACAGGATCATCAGCTACTCTAATGGAGAATAAAACTTATGAAGCTCCTCAGTTCTTAAGAATTAAGGACCTTATGAGTAAAATAGGATAAATAAAAAATAAAAAAAACAAAACATACTAAAATGGGAGCATTATTAGAATCAGGTCTTGTTGGTAACATCGGTCTTAAGCACCTTAAAGTTATCAAAGAAGACACAATCAACAAATGGGACAAATTAGGCTTTTTAGAAGGTCTTAAAGGTCACCAAAAGGAAAACGTAGCTCAGTTATTTGAGAACCAAGCATCATATTTGATCAATGAAGCTGCAACAACAGACTCATCAGGTTCTTTCGAAACTGTAGTTTTCCCAATCGTTAGAAGAGTTTTCTCTAAATTATTAGCTAACGATATCGTATCAGTACAAGCAATGAACTTACCAATCGGTAAATTATTCTACTTTGTACCTCATATCCAAAGATATCAATCACCTAACGAGTTATTACCTCAAGATGGTGGAGATCACTACGCACCTTTTGGTTCACCAAACGGTCCTGCATCTCAAAACGCTGGATACAATCCAAACGATAAAGATTTATATGACCTTTTCTATGAAGGTAACGAACCAGATTTGGATCCTCCAGGTCTTTTCGATTACTCTAAAGGTACTTTCTCTGCAATTACCGCAAATACAAATACAGTAGTTTGGAATAGTGCTGGAAATTCATTGATTGTTTCAGGTTATGGAGTAGGTACTTATAGAAAAGTAATTGTTGGTCTTTCAGGTTTCCAATCTGCAGGTCAAGGACAATTAATCGGACCTGACGGTAACGAACAAGATACAGAAGCTTTCTTAGCATCTCTTCAGTTAATTCCACAGGCACCATTAGTTTCTAATCCGTTCTCAGGAGCGAATTCACCTGTATTATTTAGAGTTGTAACTCAAATATACGGTCAAGGTATTGTTGCATACGGTAATAATAACGCTACTACAACATTCCCTGGAACAGGAAATGGTGGTTCGTATAACGATGTTTGTGATGCAAATGGAGTTATCTATTTAGAGGCTGATCTTCAAGTTCCTTGTGAAGTTACTTCAACATCACTTGATGGTTATACTGGATATACAACAAGTTTCTCAGGAACATCTACTTCAGCATTTATGGCTAAGTACAGAGTGTACAAAGAAATGGAATTTGAAGACAGATTAGGTGAGGTTTCTTTTGACCTTCAAGCAGTAACAGTTTCTGTTACAGAAAGAAAGTTAAGAGCACAATGGTCACCTGAATTGGCTCAAGACGTTGCGGCATTCCACAACATCGATGCTGAAGCTGAATTAACAGCTTTATTATCTGAGCAAGTTGCAGCAGAAATCGACAGAGAAATCTTGAGAGATCTTAGAAAAGGTGCATCTTGGAACTTAAGATGGAACTACAACGGATGGAAGCAATTAGGTAACAACGCTGTTCCTTACACTCAAAAAGATTGGAACCAAACGTTGATTACAGCAATCAACCAAATTTCAGCTCAAATCCACAAATCTACTTTAAGAGGTGGAGCAAACTGGATCGTTGTATCTTCTGAAATCAGTGCTATTTTTGATGACTTGGAGTATTTCCACGTTTCAAACGCAGCTCCTGAGCAAGATCAATACAACATGGGTATTGAAAGAGTTGGTACTTTAGCTGGACGTTACCAAGTGTATAGAGATCCTTACTTCCCTGCTAACCAAGTGTTATTAGGTCACAAAGGAACTTCTTTACTTGACACAGGTTACATCTACGCACCATACGTACCTTTACAACTTACACCTACAATGTACAATCCGTTTAACTTCACTCCAATCAAAGGTATCATGACTAGATACGCTAAGAAGATGGTGAACAACAGATTCTACGGTAGAATTACAGTTGATGGAGTTAGAACTTTCGACTTAAGAGAATTGAGATAATCAATTATCTAACCATACAAAAGGGTCCTCAAAAGGGACCCTTTTTTTATGCTCGGTATATTTATTAACATGATTAAGCCTAACTTTAGTATTAGTTCTGACGAAGTTGTTAGAATTTTACAAATGCATGAGAACGCAACCAAAAATCATTATTTGATTAAGGAACAAGTAAAAAAAACAACTGAACTAGCACCGAAAGAATTTTCTTTACCTGCACAGACTTTTAAATCAGGTTATCACTCTGAAACCTCTTTGGATCCTTCACAAAAAGAAACAATTGAATCTGTTTTAAATCAGATAGCCAATTATATCAATGAAAAGAAAGGTATACCAATGGATATACAAATTATAACAGGAGAATCATTACCTACTAATTTTGATAATGAAAACAATAAGACTTTAGGTAAGGGTGAATTAGCCAAACTCAGAGGGGAAACTATTAAGAATATCTTAACAAGATATTTTCAAGGATTAGTGGAAAAAAAGATAATTCCTTCAATGCCACAAATACCTGAACCAAAAACAAATGTGGAATTGGGTATGAAACAAGTACCGTATATTAAAGGTACTGATAAGCCAAAAGATAAAAAATACGAAGTAGACCAATTTATTAAATTCTCGATTGTGTCATCAGGTCAAGAAACCACACAGTGTCTTGTTGGGTTAAACGTGATCGTTCAATATATTGAACAGAAAAATCCACAATTTCCTTGTAGGGGTGGTCATAATTGTGATGAAGCCATGTTTGACGTTTATTTAAATACAACTTTAATCGGAGTTGCAAATTTAAATAATGGTGGTTGTTACGCTGAAGGTTGTGATAGAAAATCATCTTTAGTAGTGACGCAAGATATGGTTAATTCGATTGTAAATAAACCAGGTTTTAATAATAGAATGACTTTATGGTATAGATGTAAATCAAGTAATTGTCACTCTTCTGTACCCGAAATTTATATTTATAACGATAAAAAAACTCAATTATTTCCAAACACAAGCTTTCCAAGTTCATGTGTTGCTCCACAGGGTGCAAGAGGTGATAAGGCTAATAAAATTTTAATGTTCTTAGATGGTTGTGGAAATCCGATCAGTGTTGATCAAACCACGTCTGCGGAGGAGATGAAAAAACTCAGTGATGAGATGATGTCCCCATCGGAAAAATATTGGAAAGAACAAACAGAATTCAGGGCAAAATTTTTTAATGATATTCAAACCAAAGGATTCAGTTTTGTACCAAATACGACAAATACAAATGTATTCGATCAAAACACTTTTGATATATCTGAAATGAATATTCAGGATAATATGCTTTTTATAACGGTTATCCCCAAAAAAAATACTACGGTAAGATATTTTTTGAATCCATATACTAACAGACCAGACAGTTACTTCGCAAAAGAACAAAAACCATTCAAAGTATTCGTACCAATTGTACCAATCAATGTGACTGAAAAAGAAAGATTATTCAAAAAACGAAATTCGCAGTTAATGCCCGTAGGTGATATTGGATATTTTTCACCCTTCACTTTAACCAACGAAAAAAACGAACCGTTCAAGGGTACTAAAAATGTTATTATAAAACCTACTTTTGAATCGAATTAGTGGTATCGTATAACCGGTTCACAAATTCTTTTGTGTATTTTTTTATTTGTCTTTTAGTTCCTTTTTTTTCGTGTTTTAACTTAGGTACTTTATTTATAGATTTTTTCTGTGATGAACAAGACACAATAAAAAATAACATACTTACAAAAAGTAGAACTCTCATTTGATTATATTTTACACAAAGGTATGTGTTTTATTTGAAATAATAATATTTTAATTATATTTATTTTCAGATTTTAGTTTATTAGTCCCCAGTCTAAATGACTGTTGAGTATTCACGGATACAAAGGAATTGGTAACATAGTCAATTAACTATTGTAAAATTTAAAGAAATGAATTACGCAACAAATGTGAGTAATCCGACTGCTCACGTAACAAAAAGAAAGTCGAGATTAAAAGTCTACGGTGGGGTTAACGTCTATATGAATGACGGAGAATCTTTCGAAATTGAACTCCACAATCCAAAAACAAAACTGATCTTAGCGAAGATCAAATTAAACGGAAACTATATTTCTGATGGTGGGATTGTCATCAAACCAGGTCAGAGAGTGTTTTTAGAACGTTTCCTTGACTCCAATAATAAATTTGTATTCAGTACCTACGAAGTAAAAAATACCCGTCTTAATGAGGATGCAATTGCATTTAACGGTAATGTTGAAATTGAGTTCTACGACGAACAAGAAATAAGACACAGTTTTTTGAATTTGAATGGTAGAAACTTGTATAATAGTGGTTTAACCTATGGTAGAAGTAGTGGGGATTATATTCCACAATTCGGAACTACAATAAGTACAACGGGTGGTGTAGGATATAATACAACCACAACAACTTATAATACTTCAAACGCAACTTATACAAGTTCTGTTACAACGGATTCGCTTGGTGATTTTGAACCATCAAGTATGTTGAGATCTAAACCTGTAAAAAAAGGGAACATTGAGACAGGAAGAATTGAAAAAGGAGAGTCTTCAAAACAAAAGTTTGAGACTGTTAGCGAACAATTTAACCCATATATTTGTCATAAAGTTGTATACAAAATTTTACCTACAGGTACAAAAAACATCGAGGTGGATGAAATCAGAAACTATTGTCCCGAATGTGGTAAAAAACAAAAGAAGGAACATAAATTTTGTCCTTCTTGTGGAACAAAATTATAAATAAAAAAGGACCCCGTGAGGTCCTTTTTTTATTCTGTGGATATTATTCTTAATGATTTTGATATTGATTCAGATTCTTTAAGATCATACAATCCTCTTTCATATCCGTACTTGAGTGCCTCACTAATAATCAGAAGGGCTTGTTCTTTCTTTAAGTTATCTAAAAAAACCCCTAATGATGTTTCATTGGCATATTGAATGGTACCGAATAATGCTCCTTGAATTTCTTGTTCTGTTGCTCCTGTCATAATACTAATTTATGATATTTATTTGTATGAGTAAAGATTTCCTAAAAGAAGATTTGGCTGTTTGGTTCGGAACCAAAAAGAAGTCTAAAGGTAGTAAACAACCTCAGGGACCTTGGGTTAATATTTGTCGTAAAGATAAGAAAGGTAAACACCCTCCTTGCGGTAGACCTGAAGCAGACGATAAAGCATATCCAAAGTGTCGTGCTATGGGTGTTGCTAGAAAAATGTCTGAGGACCAAAAAAGAGCGGCTTGTAGACAAAAAAGAACTGCCGAGAAAAAAGACACTCAAACAGGTAAAGGTCAAAAACCTGTGATGACTTCGTATAAACCAAAAAACGAAGGAATTAGGGAAATTATTTTTAAAGTATTAAGAGAGTCCTTCTAATATTTTCTTTAATGAATGTTTGATGTTATTGGTGAGTTTTAACTCTAATTCATTTTTTTTCTTTTCAGAAACATCATCAAATTTTTTTAGAATTTTACCGTAACATTCGTTGTTTTCCATGTAGATACTATAACTGTATACGTGGTTAATGATATGAACAACTCTATTTTCTACGGTGATTGCCATACCCTTTTCTTCATTAACAATGAATCTTTTGTTGGATACAGGTGCGTAAACTAGTTCTGTCTCCTCGTAATCGAGAACCTTCAAAACAATGTCTGTACATGTTTCAACTTCTTCCGCAATTGGTGGCTTTGGGTCGAATTTGTTTTTTAGATACAAAAATAGTTTAAAGAGTATTCCAGAATTTTCACTTTGGTTCATACCACAAATATAAATGAATTTTTTGAATTAACAATATGCTCCTGAACACTGTTTTTTTCCGTCTAACCCTTTGATTTTACCTTTACAAACTTGTACTGCATAACCATTAGCATACGCTGACGGATAAACTTTGAACTTAGATTTTGCTGCCGATTTACCTCTTGCACAAAGTTTAGTTCCAGTTTTTTTTCTGCCCTCGTTAATATCCTCGTAATCAATGTATTGGTTATTTTT